TTGCCCTTGAGGTCCAGATCCTTTGTTATTTTTTACCACAAAAGGAGAGAAAACTTGCTCTGCTGTTGAAGCAACTTTTGTATTAGGAAATGGATTTTTTTGAGGAACAATAGTCATTTTTGCATTTTTAAATTTCATTTTTTTGCCTTTCCGTAACCACGTTTAGCTAATCTACCTGCTAGACCACCTTTTTTCATTTTCATTAAACCGTTTATTTCGCCGCCTCTTTGTTTTTTAACAACACCACGGCCCATTAAAATATCTTTTTTAGTAATTTTACCATCACCACTTAAATCAGGAAACTTTTTAGCCATTCTTTTTTACCTTTTTAGCTACTTTTTTAGCCGTCTTTCTGGCTGTTTTTGCAACTGTGCCTGCCAAGCCTCCAAGTGCTGGTATTGGAAAAGGTGTTGTTTTTTTAAACATGTCTTTAAATTTTGGTAATTGTTTTTGTTGTTCTGGACTTGGTCTACCTAGTGGTCGTTCAAATCTTGGACCGTCTCCTTTAGGAATAGGCATATATTTAGGTCCTTTTTTCTTTTTTCCTTTGTTTGCTTTAGCAATTCCAGGCTGTCTATCGCTTGATAGTTTATATGGATTTTTTTTCTTTTTTGGTTTTGGTTTTCTAAGCGCCATAATTGTCTCCTCGTCAATGTATAGTAGGTTTTAAAAGATTTAGCAAGTCTCTTCCATTATGATTCATAATATTATCATATTCCTGCTCGGTAAGATTATTATGATAAAGCATTTTAGCTACACCCATCATTGCACCCGCTAAAAGTATCTGTTCTTCTTGACTTGTAACTGCTGTGTCAGAAAAATTCATCAATTCGTTAAAATATTCTTGTAATTTAATTGTTGGGTTTGCCATTTTGCTTCTCTAAGTTAACATTTGCACGTAATTGTGCAATGTCTTCTTGTGAATCTATCTTATCTTGAGCAATTTTAGCAGTCTGTTGTAGTTTTGCAGCGTCTAATTCCAATTTTGCACTATCAATACCCGCTTTTCGCTCCTGGTCCATGGCTTTAATGTTAATTTCTTGCTGTTTTAAGTCAATAAGTGGGTCTGAACCTTGTTCATCAAGATATTCTTGTTCTTCTTGAATCATTTTTTCAGTCATTTCTACAATTTTCTCTGCTGTTCTTGCTTCAACGACTTCTTGCATCTGTAATTGTACTTCTTGAGGTAATTGACCACCAAATTGTTGTGTCTGTTGCTCTATTTCGTCTCTTAATTCTTCTTCAACCTCTTCTCTCGACTGTAATGAAACGTGTTCCATAATGTGAGACTCTAATAAAATTAAAGTTTGAGGGTTATTTTTTACTAAAACCGAAGTCATTAATGCTTGATGAGCATCAATGTGAGCCATATGATTTTGACCTCTAAATGCTTGAAGTTTTTGACCTATAATTGCCTGTGAGTTCTCCATTCCAGGATCAATTGGCTGTGGTTGTTTAGGTGGCGGTAAAATACTTACAATATCTTTTACACCTAATGCTTCATACATTCTTCTGTAAGCCTCATACATATTATGTGCTTGAGGATTAGCCTGTGCTAATTGTAGTTGTGTTTGTGCCAACGTAACACGTTGAGACATAGAAAATATATTAGGGTCAGATACAGGTAAAACATCAATGCGATCATCAAAATCTTGTTGTTTGATCATCTCCAAACCTTGTTGTCCTGATGGTTTATAAGGATAACCAGGAGCCAAAGATTCTTTAAATAACTTTGCTAGTATTTGAAATTCTGTTTTTTGTGCATAATGCAATCTTTTATGAATAGCACTCATGACTTTTGTGCCACGTTCCATTAATGCCATCGTTGTTCCAACAGGTGCATTTGCTGCTACACTATCACCAATCTTTTGATCAGCTACAGTTGCAAACCTTGTTCCTGCCTCAACAACAAAACCTAATAGTTGAAATAATGTCGGGCTCGGTTCTTTGTAAGGTAAAGGCATAAGTCCAGCACGAAGATCACCAGATGGTGCATCAACGTCTCTAAACTCGCCAGGTTGTAAAGGTGAATCATCATCAGCGATTCTTAAACCTCTAGCTTTAAATCCTGCTGGTAAATTAGATAGTGTTCCTGCATCAATTAATTGTCTAAGAGCTGCAGTTGCTGTTCTTGATAAACCACCAAGCATATGTATGAGACCAAAACCATAAAATCCTAATCCTGGTAAAAATTTATAATGAACAAAATATTTATTTTTCTTTTTAATTGGATCGTCTTCTTTATAGTTTCTATAAACAGCAAGAACTTCAGAAGTTCCTTCGTCTATTGTAACTATGTATGGAACTTTAATACCATCATCTTCATCTACACCTGGAATATTTAAATCAACGTGTATTTCTAAAAGAGTGTATTCATCTTCTTGACCAACTTTTTGAACTCCTTCTATATCTCTTTCCTTCTCTAATATACGATCTTGTTTTTCCGTATATTCAAGATCTATGTCTCTGTAAAAACCAGCTACTTGCTGTTTTCTAACTTCATTCTCACTCATTTTTACAACATGAGTAATTCTTTCACATGAAGTTAAATCAGTCGCAGAATAAGGAACAACTAAATCATCAGCAGATATAAATTTAGACACAGCTCTTTGTAGCCCTGCATCATAGTAAACTTTTTTAAATGCTGAACCTGCAAGAGGTAAATGAAATAACATCTGATCTAATTCAGGATCATACTCTTCCATAACGTGAGTGATCTGATAGTTCATAAATTCTTTTACACGTTCTGCTTGTTCTTCTTTTGCTGGATCGGATTTACCAATAATTTGTGTGCTTACTGGTCCACCCGCAGGTAGTAATTCTTTGTATCCTTGTGCTTGAAACTGTGTAACACTCTCCGCTAAAAGCGGGTGTGTAACTCCACTTGCACCTTGAAATGGTTCTGATCTTTCATTGTATTGAAATCCAAGTAAGTCTAATCCTTTTCTATAAGAATTTTCCCATTTGTCTCTTGAAGATCTGTCTTGTTGATACTTATCAAGAAGTTCTGAAGATATAATATTTAACTCTTGTTCATCTATAAACTCAGCTAAGTTTGAATCAAATGATTCTTCCATTGGTTCTGATACATCACCAATAATAGCAGAGCCGTCTTCCATCATGGAAACGTTTGATCCTATTTCATCTTCTGCAATGTTAACTATTAAGGCTTCTTGACGTGGATCGTCATCAGCAATGTCAGGTAAAATTCTTTTATCAATCGCCATACGGTCTAACTATCTCCTCTTGTACATAACCGCCTTTGGCCATGTATGCTTTAAATGCTTCCGCCATTTCAGGCGTTAATTCTATACCGAAACTATCAGCGGTGTCAAATTGGTTAGCGCGCTCTACTATAACCTTTATATCAGAATTATCAATAATATCATTAGCGATAGCATCTGCTTGTCTACCTGTATTTCCTGTCCCAAGTATTTCTCCTGTTTCTCTGTTAACAACGTTAAACACTTCTTTTTGTTCATCACCTATTCTAACTGGTAATACTTCAAGATTTACATTATTTTCTTTTGCAATACGTTTCATTATCTTTTCTATTTCACTAGTATAATGTTTGCCTGTATCTGATACAACATCATCACCAGGTCCACCATAGAACTCATACATACTAATACCTTTTAAATTTGAAGGAGGTAAATCTCCCTGCATGCCGCCACTAACCCATTCCTGTATTCTTCTCTCTTTATCAGCCACTCTATCTGCTTGTGGGGTAGCGCTTGATCCCTTAAATCCGTCCATACTATTATATCTTTGAGTAACTAAATTAGCTGGTGTTACCGCATAATAGTCTGTAGCATTCGGATCTTTTAGAACAAACTTACGATATGCTGCTTCGTAAATGTCTCGTTTAATACTTGCATCCGCCCACTGCCCACGTAATTTAAATGGTAAGTTTGGATATAACTGTTTAACTAACTGTAAGTTTAATTCCTCTGTCATGTTGTCAATAATATCGTTTTGTTGATAGCGAACTTTTTGTGCCGCTTCTAACATCTCGTCGGTAATCTCAGGTACAGGTGTATTCTTTAATGCTGTTAGTTGATCCTGTAAACTCATCAACGCTTGTAATTCTTTTTGTAATTGTGCACTACCTGGTAAGCTTTCTCTGTACACTGTTCCTTTGTCCGCGAAGAACGTCATCATGTCTTTTTCTAATTCATTGTTGATCGTGTTCAACGGCGTATTGTTTTGTGCCATGTATTTTATTTTTGCTGATA